TAACTGAACATAATCTTCACTTACTAATTCGTTATACTCTTTTACTACTAAACTAAGATTTATTTTTAATCTATGTGCTCCAGGAGCAGAGTAATTTGAAAATCCTCTAGCATTATCATACAGAGAAGTATCTTCTTCTGGTGTAACTATTTCTTCTGAAATTAAAAATCCAACCTTAGCTGATGGTTTATTATAGTATTTGTCAACTACAATAAGTTGTTCAGAATTATTTACAAAAAATCCATTAATAAAATAAACACCTTGCTGAACTTTTACTGCTGACGCAAATCCCATAGCAGGGCTATCAACAGTAGTGATAATACCAGTATCAACATCTTGAACATCGATTGTTGATGGCAGTACACTACCATTAGTTCCCACAACTAGTGTAGGAGTATCAACTATATCTAAAGATTCTAGTGTCTCTCCTTGTCTAAATGTTGACTCATTGTTTCCATTTCCACTACTAGTATAAGTCACATATAGAACATCAGATTCTACATCGCTGGAATAAGAATATGAAACTACAGTAGCTGTAACTCCCGAAGTAAGACCTTGTATAGTATTACCTACTAAATTTGCAATGTCATATTTTTTAAATACAACATTGCCATTTTCGTTTACAGCTACTTCAGAAACTGATGCTAATTTAACATAATCTAATTTATTGTTAAATGAAACTTCACCAGGAATAATTTGTTGCCCTTGTTTAAAATTACTACGACCTATGCTTTCAATCTGATTTTGTAATATAGATTGTAAAGTAGTTAATTCTCTACTTTGAATAGAGAATCCAGGTCGAAATAATACTTTATAGAAACCATTTTCTGATTTAAAATCATCGTTGTATGGCGGTGCATTTAAATTAATCTTTTGGGGCATTTTAGCTCAACAGTAATGGAATTGATTGATAATAAAGTATTAGAATTCGATAACTAGTTTAATATCTTCAATTTGATCTGCAGATCTTGCAATCATTCTTCTATTTTCTACATAGATTAATTCTCCTGAATTAATCTTGATTTCTGGATTAGCTAATCCGTTAGTATACAATTGACCAATCAATGGTTCATAAACTTTAAGATCTACTGCACCATTAGTAACTGTTCCTGATGTGTGATTAGGAGCAACAGTTCCTAATGCACCAGAACCAATCACTTGATAGGTAACATTATAAGTAATACCGTTAGTCGTCCATGTATGTGTAATAAAAGCACCGTTTGAAACAGTTGCTCCAGAAGACCAAGCAGTTGATGAACCAACATTACCATATGTTGTGTCAACAATTCCAGATCCGCCTTGAGAACCCGTAATAGCATTTGCAGCATTTGATACAAACGAATTAACAACACCATTTACGGTATGTTGATATGGAGACTGATAGTATTTTAATACTCCACTCGTAGTGCTTCCATTATCATATGTCCAAGAAACAATCGTTCCTTTTGCAGTAACACCACTAACAGTCTGCGAAATAATATCATCTTTTACAAATGATCCTGTGACGCTATTTAACTTTACAGAATATAGTGCTGTTGCAGTATCTTCAGTTAAATATGTGGATGTATTGAATTTTAAAGGATCCTGAATTAATCCAATTCTTCTGAAATCATTATCTACAGGAAAATCTCCATCTCCTTCATCATATGTTAAACGAACATTCATCATGATTCGTTTTGCGTTTAATTCACTAATAGAATCAAATCCATATCCTCCTTGAGGTGGAATGATGACTTTAATTTCTCCAGTTGGATTAGCTCCCCAACCAGTAGTGTATGTTGTCGTTAATCCTACTTCGTTATAAACATAACCACTCTTGAGGATAACATAAGCATATGTATAACCTGATCCTCTAGACTCAATTGATACTGCCGATAATTGACCAGATCCATTAGTTGAGAACCTGATTTTTCCTCCAGTTCCGTCACCTAAAATAGCAGCATACTTGTTACTAATGTTTGCTGGTAAATTAGTTCCTGGGTTCTTGATGTATACAGCGTCAATTCTTCCATCTACTGCAGCTGAAGAAACCACAGGATCTACAGCAACAGGCATAAAATCAGATGAAAGAAACTTAATTACATCATCTGTGCTAATCGTATACATATATTTCCAAACATATGCTCCAGAAGGTTCTGTGAATAACCCTGTGACTGCATCATATGTTCCTTCCCCCGTAACAGGAGTTGTTGTTGGTGGATATGTTGCGTTTTGCCCTGATAAATTAGTTGAGTTTGTGCCGTTATATACGCATAAAAACACTTGATAATTTGAAGTATTTAAAACGTAATGTTTAGTATCAGCAATACTAGATTGATTAGTTGCAGACAGATTAGATGGTGAATAGTCACCTCTCCACATATCAAACTTGGGATTAACAACCTTATCCCAGTTATAACGTCTAGTTACATGTCTAGCATTCGAGGCATTGATCCTCTTTGCTGAGATCATGTCATCATAAATCTCATATTTTTCTGCTTGATTGTCAAATGGTGCTGGTGGGATATCTTCGGTAGAATATCTATAGATACCTACTAGAGCAGTTGCTCCAGAAGTTCCACCAGTAATAGTTGCTCCAGGATTAACGTTAGCGGTAGGCGAAGCATTAACCAAAAGACTATTTGGATAGACTGCAGTGACGGTAGCACTAAATCCACCAGAAGCAGTAACAGTTTCACCTACTGAAAAATTAGATGTGCTTCTATTATAAAACTCCAAATATGCATTCCATGGTTGGGGTCTGCCAACAAAGAAATACATTCTACTGCGATTGGCATCTAAATCAGTAGATCCTTCGGATAGTGATTCGTAAAATTGTTTCGCATTAAAAATTCTAAATTTATCAGAGATGATAGCTGTCATTGAGTTTACTCTCTAAAATTGTTGATTCGATTTATTTATATTTATACTTGGAACTTATGGTTGATCGTTCCAAAATACCCCTGCTTCACTAAAATTGAATAAAGTTCCAGAACCATTCCAAGACCATGAGGTAATCTTATCATTAATTAGTGATCTCATGTAATCACCTGCTTGGTGTAATTTAGCAGTTGTTCCTGCTTGACCTCTCGCAACCCCTATAAAACGATCAGAAAGCTTGCCAGTATATGTAACAATTTCATCTCCAATTAAAAGTGTTCCTGAATTTGGGAATCTAGATGTATCTGGGATATAAACTGTAGTTGAACTTGCAGTGATATTCTGATCTAAAATGGCACCATGTTCTTGAATAGATGGATATGTTAGATTCCATGGATATGAATTTTCGAGATAATTTGTATTCAGTTCTCCATCTATATCTTCTAATGTTACATTTGGTAAGATGGATGAGTATTCTCCAATAGAAATATAAGAAACGTTCGCGTATCCAACATCCATGGATTTAAATCCATCAACAAATGATTTTAATCTATTTCCTAAGACATTTTGAGTATATTTCCCTTCAATTCCTAAACGTAATAAATCAACAGCACCAACAACCGTTGTGTTTTGAACATATCTAGATGAAGAAGTAATATTTACACTTCTCAACAAGTTGATAGTTCTATACTTAGATAAAGTATAGATTGTATTGTAAGAACTTATACTAGTCTCTAGATTTATAGTTGATGCTACACTAGTTACAGTAGTAACATCATCAACTGATACTATTTTATTAATTCCTACAGTAGACAATTTAGATACTTCTACTATGCCAGAACTGTTTGAAGAAAGAACGGATACAATCTGTAAATCAAGTGGTCTAATAATATCAGTTATGGTAGATATACTAAATGTTGAAGAAGATAGAATAGTGGGAGTTAATGTCAGATTAAGTTGATATGTATTAATACTCTTTCTTTTTCTTAGTATCTCATAACCTCTAGTTACATATACTTTGGGTTCTGTTACATATCCACTTCCCTGATCATATAAAACTACATCAACAACAACTCCGCCTTGAGTAACAACATATGCTTTTGCTCCTCCACCTTGAGCCTCTGCTATAATTTCTCCACTTTCATCTCTTAATGGTTGAGCAACGAATTCCAAATAAACAAAATTATCATAACCATATCCTGGTGGTGTGGGTGAAGTGCCGATATATTTTTCCCAATCAGTTTTATTCCAATATAAAGAAACTACTTCTCCATTATTAATTGTTGGAATAACTTCTAATCCTTCACCTCTCTGAGAATAATTGTAATCAGTTACACTATATTTTGAATAATATGAAGAATTTACATCATCATTTGATCTATAATCTGTCTTAATACCTTGATCTGGTATAGAAATAACTTGACGATAATCATTTTCGCCGTCAATTTTAATAAAATCTCCAGGATTAATAGAATTTCTATATCTGTATGGAACTTCAGTTTTTTCTAATTTAGAACTTCTAGAAAGGTCTACAATATTTTGAGAATCGTCATTTGTCTTGAATGGAACTACATAATCTATATCAGATGCCAGTAAAGTAATAGTATTTGTGTCGTAAGTAAATGTTATATTTTCGGAAGAACTAAACGGAGTATTTTGAGATTCTACGGTAAGAATCGTTTTAGTTACATTTCCCGACATATCATGAATATAAGTCACTCTTCTGACGATACCTTCAGTGGTACTTGATTTAGCTCTGAATCTATCATCAACATAAGAAAAATCGCCATCAATAATAATATTGTATCTGTTTAAAAATGGTTGAACTTCTGTATTGAATGCTAGGATAGATTTCGATATTTCCCTTCCATACAAGTAAACTATTTCAACAGTCTGTTCCTTTCGGATTGCATTATTAAATTTTATAGTGCTATTCAAAATAGTGTAATCTTTTCTTCTTCTCTGTAAAACACCGTCAATTAAAACCAAGATATTTTTATCATCATCTATGCTAATTCTTCTCTCAAAAAACAGAGACTTTATTGGAAAAGGTCCATATTTAATGTCATCAACATAAGAATAATCTAGTGTTAGTCTTTCATACGCGCCAACCGAGACTCCACCAAAATTTTGCCCACTAGTTGGAGGTTCTAAAAATATAATTTCATTTGGAACTACAGTTCTTCTAATATAGTAAGATTTGTTATATGGTATAGTAGGAGTAATTCCAGATTCTTGTAAAACTCCATCCAAATAAATGAAAAGATTTTCTTTAGAAGGTAAATTCACAAAATCATTATTCTCATAATACAATGGAAAGGATGTTCTAACGCCATCAAACTGAGAAGAAATATTTTTTATCTTTTTGAAATATGTGTTATTTAAAGAAGCATCTTTGAATCTAATTATTCTTCCGATAATTTTTTGGGCAGGAATATCAACCCCTTCTTTATAATTTACTTTAGTAATAGAGTCTCCATCAATATTTCTATAACCTAATGGTGGTTCAGCAAACGTTATTTGAGTATTGGAAACAGTGAATGCTTCTCCTGGTTCTTGAATAATACCATCTAGACTTAATATAATATTTTCGCTCTTGGGAACAGCATATGGTTTGTTTGTGCTGACTAATGTAATAGTAAATGTTTTGGTTCCATTTCTATTTCCATTTGCATCAAAATATCCATCAAAATCAGGAACCAATTTAAACTCATATGAATTAGTTTCTCCAGTATCATAAGACAATTGACAAACTGATCCTCTTCCTCTTTCTGTGAGAGTGTTTGTTAACGAAACAATAGAAGTAGTGACAGTTCTATACGAAGAGTCTACTGTTATTTTATTTTTATTGGGATCCCATAACTGGATTTTTGATATGTTATTTAGTGAAGGTTGAGCTGAAGGTAGATTTCCAACTGCAGAACTTTCTACGGATAATTCCCCAAAAAACTTAAACCCAGCTGGGTGAACTGTTTCTGAAATTAATTCGCGCCATTTATTAATATCACTTTTTGATTTGATCACATAGGAAAAATCTTGATAAAAATAATTATCATGTAATTTTTGATTTGCGAGACTTAACTTACCAGAGTCTGATCCGTAATAACCTAAATTATCATAGTACGATTTTACAGTATCATTGAATTTGGTGTAGAATACTGAGTCTACTATAGCAAATCCTTCTTTGGCTGATCCTATAATAGGAACATTTTTCTTAAATATGCCTTCAATATTTTCTAATCTAATAATATTAGTATTTTCTTTCCATCCATTCTTTGATACTTTGGCTTTTGCTGTAACCACATTATTTTCGTATTGATGTATCGTTTCGCCATCAACAAATTTATTAAAGATATTTTTTACTTTTAAAATAGTAACTCCATAATAAGATCTTGCAAACGTTATATCATTATTATAATCTTTTCCATTAAATGTTAATCTGATTGATTTCGGCAATCCTATGTTATTACTTTCGTAATAGCATTTTACAGAACTTTCTACAATTTTGACAATTGGTTTTGTAAAATAGTTGCTGCCTCCATCTTTTGTTACAATACCTGCTATAGAACCATCAGAATTTGTTGAAATATCAAAGTCTGCTCCATTACCAGTTTCTGACAATATTACTACTTTGGGATTGATGTAATTTTTGCCAGGATTTGTGATAATCAAAGATGTAATTTTATATAAATTGTTATTCCAATTGACTTCCACTAAACACTCATTTTCTTCGCATGGAACAATTCCAGATACATCTGGCAAATCAGAAAATCCATATCCACCATTCAATACAACAATAGAATTTACTTCGCCTATAGCAGAGCTCGATGAAGTTACATATGAAATAGATCCAGAACCATCATATTCGGGAATTTTGGTCATATCATAAACAAAATTATCTGGAGTTGTGTATGATATAGTTTTTTCTCCTTGTAAAGGATCTTCTATAATGTTTAAGTAACTATTGTCGGATGATATTAAACTATTTTTGTCAAAATAAAAGAAATTAGTGTAGTAAACCGTTTTTTTCGTGCTATATGTGTTATTTGTTATAGCATCACCAAATCCAAATTTTAATGTGGTATATGATCCTGCATTTCCAGGTAATTCAGTGCTTCTTGTCGATTCTGTAGTTATTATATTGTAGTTCTTACTAGGAGAGAAATCTAAGTGACTACCTCTCAAGGTAAAATGCGAAGTATCAAATTTATATTTGTAATACTTTTGTATGTCTAATACTGGATTTTTGACCCATTCGGTCGATAGATCATCGCTAGTTAGAGAAAATTCGAATTTTAAACTAGCGTTTTCTAAATTGTCTTTAACTCTCACAATTTTCTTTGGAGAACTCTCATCGAAGAAAGAATCACCAGATGAAATTAAATTGATAGAGCTTAATGTTTGACCCAAATCATAAATTAATGTTAGTTCTTGAGTTTCTGGGTCGTAAGAATATACAGATGCATCTTCACTAGAATTGGAAAGTTTAAATCCAACACTTAAATTATATTTTGACTTGTATGATGTTAAGAGTTCGTTATTAAAATGATTTTTTGCTACAGTATTAAACTGAGATCTTAAGACATCAATATAATAGTTGGGAGTGTTAATATTAGTTACTTTTACAATTTCTTCACCTATTGTAAAATAATCGTTTATAGAAATACCGTTTGTATCATCTAAAAATATCCTAGTTTGGGTGTTGCCCAAACCAACGTGACCGACTTCCACTAATAAGAATCTAGTGTTAACACTAGACGGATTTCTGTTCAGTGAATCATTTGATACTGATAGAATATCTCCTTGCTTATATCCAATTCCTTTGAAAGTAATGTTAATATTAGTTACTATGCCATTTGTTACTGATATAGTAGCTTTAGCGTTATTTGGGTTTCCAGGTCTACCAATTATTGCTCTGTTTGAATTTCCAACTATTATTCCCTGGTCATCTCTGCATTTTGTGACATCAGCAAATATTAATTCTACATCGGTAAATGTTCCATTTCTATTTGTAGAATATGCATAATCTCCTATAATCTCGCCATTATAGTCATAACTTCCATTATTCAATGTTACAATACTGCCAATTCCAGTATCTTTGATTGTCTTTTGAATAAATGGATCATATAACTTTAGTTTTTGATAAATTCTGCTTCTAACATAATAAGTTGTTTCTGTGGTGGCATCATTAGGTTTGATATCAATGTTAACTTTATCTCCTATTGCTAGTTTATGCTGATCATCTGTTTTTACGATAGCAATATTGTTGTTTATTGAAAATGGCAATATACCTGAACTCAATGAGTTAATAGTAACTATTTTCGAACCAATAGTATCTGTGATTGACAGGCTTCTCAAATAATAACTATCATCCGAGAAAAAAGAACCTTTTAATACTTTTATTTTTACTGTATTACTTAATTGGGTTGTTTCTAAAACTTCTCCTCTGGCTTCTTCACTGGTTGCTATGATTCCAGGGGAATTAGAATCAGTTAATACAACCGTAGATCCATTACTTGTTAGTGATATTTCAAAATTTGTGCTAGATGCATTTTTAACATAATATAAAATTCCTTCAGTTATTCCATATGCTGATCTAGAAAATGTAATCTTTTCTCCATTTACAAATGGGTTTGTTCCAACATAAAGTTTATTTGAAATTATTCTTGTTAAACCTTGTTGTTTGCCATTTGTTAATATTAATGAAGTTCCTTTGGTATAAGAGGAAGATTTATTAACTAATAAATTAACTACAGAAATTGTAGAAGATAATCCATCAATTTCATTGAAAGTTCCAATAACATTTCTAAGAACAATAGTTTTAGAATCAAATACATTACCAACTAATTCTCCCGTTGCATTGGTAGAAGACTGTGTAATAGTATCTCCATTAAAAAAATATGCATTATTATCGGATATAATTTTTATAGAATTTTTTGCTTCAATCGATAAGACATTCTCACCTTTTACAGAAGAAACTTTAGCATCAATTCTTGGATCTGAAATGGTTTGGTAATTTGTTTCTACAGAACATCCAACTTTGAAATTTTTTGGAGTTGATTCTACTACAGCAGATGACACAGAACCAGTAGAAATTGAGTCTACATATGCTACAGCTCCTTCACCATTTTCATATAAATTGCCGACAGATAATCTTCTGCATTTTGGCGACAAATCTTTTTGTGATATTGCTTTAGTATAGTTTGAATCTACTGGAATTGAATAATAATTTTTCCCTAGGATGTAAGGGAAAACAGGAATATTATTAGAATCAATTGTAATGAAATATGCATAAACACCTTCTGGATATTCTGGTGTTACACAAAATCTTCCGTTATTTTCATCTAAAGACCCCAAACGGTGATTATATGAATAATCCTCGACGAAAGATCCGATAGGATATTGCTCTAGTGGAGGACCTAATGGTCTATCATAATTCAGAGAATAACTTGAAGTCATTCTAGAAATAGAAGAATTTTTGTCTACTGGATTTGAGTAACCATAAGGACCATAAATCGGATTACCGTCATAAGCATATCCTAAGATGGGAGAATGAGATAATACTTGTGGAATTAATCCTACAGAATTTAAATTATCAGATAATGCTATTCTAAGATCTTTTGGATTTGCTAAGCACGAATATCCATAACCAAGAGAATTGTCGGGATTTAAAAAGTAATAACCATAATTATTGTCTAGAGAATTTTGATGTTTTTTTACTAAATCTTTTCTCCAAGATCTAACCACACTAGTAGCAGCTGCTCCACTACCAACAGGTCTTATTTCTACACTTGTAAATTCTTGTGTATAGAATTTTCCTTCATCAAGTTTATTAAAACCTATTATTTTCCCATCATTACTAATAATTGCATCAAATCTAGCAAATCTTCCACTTCCTTTAGAATCTTTGATAATTACTTCTGGAGCAGAAGAATAATACTCTCCTGGATCTATAATTTTGAGAGACGTTATTCTATCTCTAGTTACTACTGGTTCTACAATAGCATTTCTTCCAGAAGTAATTGTTATTTCTGGAACTGGAGGGAAAAAACCAGATCCAGAATCAATAATTTCGATTCTTTCTACAACTTCCCCATTCATTATTGCCGATGCTGATGCAACTATCTCGCCAGCACCATCTTGGATTAAAACATACGGAGGATTCTTATAACCAGAACCTTGATTTGTTACAGTTACGTTAGTTATTTCTCCAAATACTACTAAATTTTCATCAGAATCCTTATATCCTCTCGCTGTAACACCATTTACAAATATACCCACATCTGATTTATTAGTCTCGTAAATCTCAGTAGTTTTTGTAGACTTTTTCCTGATAAGTTTTAAATGTTTTTGATCTTGTAAAACTTGTGCCCAAGAAACAGTGCCAAATTTATATTGTGGATATCCAGATGATGCGATATAAAAATACTCTTCGTCTTCAAAAATAGCAGATACGTTGTTTAATACTTCACTCAATCCTTGAGTAACAACACTGCTATTAGAATCTGGATTTTGGTTATTATCATTAAGTATCCATCTAACTCGTTGATTTATGGAATCATAAACAACGGTATCAAACGATTCTCTGGTGGATGATGATATTTGTATTTTATCATCTGTTTTAGAGTAAGGATATGCTTCAGATGGAATTAGACCATATAGAACACCAAATACAAAAATGTCAATATTACTTACATTACCATTCTGATCCAAGTATACTGATGATAGTGTAGTATTTTCATACACGTCTGTTCCAGAAAAATACGATGCGTTCGAAGATCTCGTATCAATTTTAAACTGTCGTATATTTTTCGATGAAAAATTAATTGTTTCTCCATCAATCAAGATCGATCCGATGCTATCCCAACCAGAAGTAGAAACAACATTAATATAATTATCAGTAGGTAGAAAATCCTTAGATAATTTAGTTTTTGCTAAAATAGAGAATTCTCCAACTACACTGCTTGGATTTAGAACTATCTCGTAAAAACCATCTCCAATATCATCGACACTTTCGACAATAGCTGAAGCATATTTTTTGTCATTTTCTGGTCTTTGTACAATTCTTTGACCAACAATGTTTGAGACATCTCCAGAGAATATCTTAACCTTTAATCCATATTTGTTTATCCATTCTCCAGTGGAAGATTTATATACAGAATTTTTTGGATAATATACAGTAGGGATATCAGAAGAATCTTCTGCTACTATAGAATTAAAAATAAATTTAATTGACTGTTCTGTTCCCTTTGTCGCATAAAAATCTTTAATGTTTTTAATCAACACTGATCGGTTGATTTGTTTTTTCAATGCTTTTTCAGGGAAAGACCTCAAATACTCTGATTCAAAATTTTTGACTAGAGCATATAAAAACAAATTGCTTATGTTTGATACAATTGTTCCAGTGGGATAGTTCTCTGATCCTATTCCAACTTGATCATTTGAAACATATTTAAATTCTGATTTCTCGTATAAATCACCAATCTTGGTAGTTCCACTAACATTTCGGTAACAATTAATAAAAGTGGTCTGGTTTCGATTTGCATAGAAAATTATTTCATCATTTATTCTGATATATCCGTTCTTTTCGGGAAAAGAAGATGCATCTTCTACTTCTATATTAATTTCAGATGGTAATGTGATAATTTGAACTAGTTTAGTATTTTGTATAGAAACGCTAGAATCATAAGTATCTACATCACGATATTTGGTGAGATTATTTACGATATCAAGAGGATTACCATCTAGCTCCAAGTGCTCATAGTATTTCTGCAGAAAAGCAGAAAACTTAGGATACTCGTTAGATATGAAACTCGGTAATTGATTATCAATTAACGCGGATAAATTTCTTGACTTGGATGCCATCTATTTACTCTTGGATTAAGGTTAAACTACTTTTGTCAATATCAAAATCTAAGAAAATTTCACGCTTTGCAATAATATCATTATATTTTGGTTTCAATCTAACTTCTATTTTGTTATCAGGGAAACTTCCCTGAATGATAGTTAAATCGAATAATTTTACTTCACCTTTTACATAGTCTATTGTGCCTTGATTAGAATTTAATATAATTTTTTCTCCACTTTGGGAATCCAAACGATATAAAACAATTTTATCATCTCTATCTTCAAGGAAAACCGTGTAATTTGGATATTCTTGAACTACGAATCCAGTTGATGTCAAAGTCTGAACATCAATATCATCATCAAACGCATTATTAAAGCAGAGTTCGTAGTATGTTTTATTATTTAATGAAGGATAGAAATCTTTTCTCATAATAACATCGGTGAGATTAGACCTAATAGCTCTATCCGATGCATCAATAACCGCAACAAACTTACTGTATCTAAACTTTCCTCCAAATTTTTCTGTGTTTGAATTATCTATATAATTTGAAATATTACTAATTATTTTTTGCTTAATGTCATTAGGTGTAGAATTTGTTATTGATTGATCATAAAATATTCTACTATTTGCTTCTATAAAAATTATTGAAGCATCTACTAAATCAGGAACTATCGATGCTACAGAAAATTTCTTTAATTCATCTAAAATCAGTTTTTTTGCGTAGTTAGAAAGATATGAAAGATTTTTTGGTTTGATTGAAATTTTTATTTTTCCATATTCTGGGGGAGAAGCTTCTTCTCCTCCATATGCAATAATATCGCTGGCTGATGGGTAAATTCTTCTTATGATCGCAGCATAATCAGTAGATGTCACTGCACGATTTTGAGCACCGTAAATAGCAGGAGCATTTAAACGAATACTATCAATTGATTCTATATCAGAACCACCAAAACTTTTTGCTAATACTGTGGTGTTGATATTACTTATTTGAAAATTTGATACTCCATTTCTATCCGTTAATATTCCACTAAAGGTAAAATTTCCTGCGCCATTAGTGTCAGAACCATTTGTAATAACATAAGATACTTCAACAACATTGTTTAATTCTAATTTACGAGCAAAAATATTATCACCAAATGTCAACTTGTAGTTTTCGTCTTCGATTTCATCAATAAAATATGAATTTGAATTAGGACCAATGGTAGAAATATTGTCAGATTGAACAAACTTTACAAAGTTACTAGAATTCTGATTTTCATAAACATTTACAGAAATAGTTTTTGTATCAATTTTTTCATTCAACAATTTAATTATAAATGGTTTACTAATATCAGTTACGGTATATCTATTTGTTATTAAAATTCCTTCTTGTATTTTTAAATTTTCGAATGTGACCTGACCAGTGGGTGATACTGTAGACTGAACATCTTCCAATAAAACATACTGGTATAAGGTATCATTTATGGTTGTGACAAATGCATTACCTTTTCTGAATATAATTGTATCTGGTAATGATGTGCTAGATGTTACATTGAAAGAGGTTGTAACTGCCGCACTTGAAGATACGGCAGATCTTGGTGTGTATCCTAATTGCTTTGCTATAGAAACTACATTATCTCTCAGTGTAGCAGAATCTAAAAATGCTTCATTAGCAATCATGTTGGCATTAAATGCCGTGTAGTATGTATTATACGCTAATACATCTAATAACATGCCTAAAGTAGACCCTTCAAAGTCATAGTCACTAAAATCAGAGTTTGCTCTCAGATAATCTCGGAGAGCAGATTTAATTTCAAAATAATCTAAATTTGCTAATTGGTTGTATGCCATTTTATGCTCTTGTTCTTTCTAAAGATAGCGTTATAGTATCAGTTTTCTCTGGTAGACCCACAACCTTATACTCAATTTCCACATTATAACTGTTTGAATCATAATCTACATCAACAGTGATGTCTACTAAATCTACTCTAGGCTCAAATGCCTTGATAGTATATTCAATTTCAGAACGAACTAAATTAGCATTAATAAAATCTAAAGGCTCAAATAGCAAATCGGAGATTCTACTACCAATGTTCGGATTAAAAAATCTTTCACCAGGCACAGTAGTAATCAAATTTTCTACAGATTGCTTGATTGCAGAAAAATTTTTTGTGACCATCAAATCACTAGTGACAAAATTTTTGTCAAAAGTGACACTAATATCTTTAAATGATCTACTAACTGGCATTAGAATAGTGGTCTTTATAGATATTTATCTACTTATTTGAAAAAATTAAGACCACCATTCTACATAATCATCAAATCCACCTTTCCCGCCACAAGGTTTTGACAACCTATCACTCGGAGGGTCATTTTTTCTCTTATCATTTGTCGGAGTCATCGCTCCATAGTCTGTAATTAGCTTTGTAGTGCCCCAATGTTCTTTCATATACGAAATATCACGATCTACTTGGTATTTTGCCATCTGTTTTTCTCCAAAAAAGGTGTAAAACAGAACTTTTTACGGGGTTGCTATCCCGAAAACCACAAAAAAAGACGATATCTTGCCAAATCAAGGGCAAAATATCGTCAAAATCGTGTAATTTATCGGTGTTTTTCTTTAATCATCGCCCTTGACCACGATAACGCTTCTTCCTACCATTCCGAGAAGACGCTCCAAGATGCGTATTCTTGCTTCGCCCTTGACGAGTGCATTTCGGTTTGCCAGGAACGTAGCTCGTTTTGTTGAAACTGGGTGCTTTTGCCATAAATTTAACTCTCAGATGCGAATACTTTAGTGGGAACGCCAACAATTGTGATTGCGGCGGATTGATTTAAAAAGTCTTTAATGTGACCGATTGGTTTTCCTCCCACGAAAACCTTTCCTAATGATACCACTTTTCTTGGATTTGTGCAAGGGGGGCGCTTATCGTCACATATTGTGCCAGGCGCAGGTGTCAGAATATCTCCACCCGCCATTACAGCAATATTTTCAATATAAACTTTTCTTGATGCAATTAAACTTGCTGTTCCTCCCTCGGGAATTAATCCAAAGGCTGGTGATTGACATGGGCAAATTGATCCACTATCGTTACCAGTATATCTTGCAACAGGTTTCCCAGACATTTGTTACAGATTTTCTTCTAATTTATTTATTTTATTATATAAATCATCCAAACTTTCATTAAGTTTGATATGTTGCTCATGCCCTGGTGGTTTGTAATAAATTACAATCGGGTCGGGAATCTTTTTAATAGCGTTTTCTAGAGAAACTACACGTTGCTTTAAGTTTTCTATGTCATACGTCAATCGAATCTCCAAATCCTTGATCATCTCCTCGTTCGATTTCGGTATCTTCAAGTAACTCGGTAATTTCATCTAGATTTACACTCTCTCCTGACTCAAAGCTTGCTGTATCTTTGTAAATTAAATT